GGGAGATTCCGGCGTATTTGACTGATACTGTCGATAAAATGCCTTTTGGCGCGATACAAACTCCCACCGGAGAGTCTCGGTGGTGGCACCTTGCTTCCGGTCGGGAAGCCCGTTTCTTCCAGCAGCTCATCACGATAGGGGTGGGGGTAAATCTTCGTGGTGAGCGGCTTGGAAGACTCGGGAATGGAACCCAACACTCGAATCGTTCCAGAGATGTCGTCATCAGGATTATCTATCTGTCTAAACACGCTCTTATAGTGCAAGGGCGGGAATGAGGTTTCAGTAGGCTCAATACGACTAGTCTCGCCCTCAAACAGGTTAAAAATGGCTCCCACATCCACTTCTTTGCCACCATTCTGCATGACGAAATCGTATTTATCATGCTGACGCAAACCCTTGACAGCAAGCTCGATGTCTTCTTGAGTGATTTGAGTACACAGGGAGAAGTCGTTGTTTTTTGCTCCCATCTGATGCAAGCCCACTATGGCGGTCTGTTTGCCGTTGGTTTGAATATAAGGAGATCCACAGTTCCCACCCACAGTTGGGACATCGAACTGACACTTGAATTTAGGAACTCCAGCGTCCATTATGATCATCGAACTATCAACCTTAACGGGACCCTTCATAACGTGGCAGAACTTGGATACGCGAACCACCATCTCATTATTAGAACTCCGGGCTGGAAGAAAAGCAGACGTGTTCGAGTTGGATACATGGCCACGCTTGCAAAAGTACTCACATATGTCCTTGTGATGGTAGCCCTGATACACAAAAAAGAACAGATCAGCCTCAGGAATACTAAGGCTGCCCTCAGTGGTGATAGTCACCACGATATCCGGAGTAATCTTTCCACCTTTAGCCCCAACGTAATCTTGTCCGTCATACACTAGAGTCGCGTCGAAACTAAAATAGGAATCGCTCACCATATGTGGTCTGACGCTGTGAAGAGTAGTAACAGCTAAGTTGTAAGCTCCTAAGGTCTTAAGAACCGTACAATTCGTCCATTTCCCTTGTGGCAAGCACATCTTAAGTACGTTGTTGCTGATTAAACGCACCACAGAGTCAGGATTAGCAACAGACTTAGATGTGTGTGACAAATTCGTGTAGTTAGACCACATGGACCATGTAGCCGCTGGACTATCATCGCTCGATCCAAAACCCTGATGGATGGCTTCATAAGCGGCCCCCGCAGTCATAGCGTACTTGAGTGCGCAAACGACAGCAGAGAGACCGATGCGGACGGCCGCAGGCTGAACCCTACCGAGAGATCTGAACTTTGCATAAAGCTTGTACGGGTGGTACCATGCATAGCCGGCCTGCTCATTCCATAAATCCATGTTCTTCTCAACATAATCAGCATCAATGATGCCGGGAAAGAAATGACCCAAAGCAGCAAGCATCGGCACGCGAATAGCGTTGAAATCAGTGTCGAGTCGCG